AGTTATTACCGAGGCCAAAAAACTTGGTCCTGAGATGGAAGAAGCCTTAAAGACAGCAAATGTAAAAACTAAAGCTGAATTTGAAAAACTTCTTATGAGCGGTCAGCTTGCAAAGAAGGGTGGAGTATCTGGCCAATTTGGAGAAATCAACAATACTTTAATAGGGCAGCTTAAAAGTTACTTTACGCGCATACGTGTTGAGTTTGCAGACTTTGGCGATCAGTTTCTTGAACCACTCAAGGTTGCTTTTGAAAAAATATTTGACATCATCAGAAGAGACTTAACTCGCATCGAAGCAACGATAATGCAGACTGTCGGAACGCAAGGGATGATAGACGGCTTCGTTACGGCAACTGACAAAATAAGTAATTTTATGGTTAAACTCATGCGCGAATATCTACCAAAGACTGTTGGTATGTTCGGGCGTATTTCCGAATGGATGGAAGATTTCAAACGCGGATGGAACATTGTTTTAGACCGGCTGCGTCCACTAATAACTGGGGCACGCGTTCTATACAATGCGCTTTCGCCAATTTGGCAAGCAATAAAAGACGGTTTAAATCAAATATTTAATTTTAATGATCAACTAATAGGGAACGAAGCAAACTTTAAAGAATTCGGAACAAATATTGCTGCGATAATTAACGTGATATCTGGCGCCTTAGCAAACATGCGTTCAATTTTTGAAACCATCGCTCCTTTTATAAATGATGTCATGAAAGGATTTGGCGATGTTTTCAAGATGGTCACTTCTTTCTTGACAGGCGGTGCCGGGAAAAGCTTCATCATGGCATTAGCCCCCCTGATCGCGATGCAGACTTTGGGATCAAAATTAGGCGCAACGAGTGGTCGTATGGCTCCCGTGCTTGGATCATTCAGCAAGGCAGTAACGATACAAGCCCAAACAGCAACGATTGTTGCGGCAGGCATGAGCGGAAGGGTTGGGGCATTTTCTGGAGGTGGAACCGGCGGTGGGTCAAGAGTCATGACTCCACTTGGCTACGTTTCTAGCGGCGATACCATCGCAGCCCAACAAGGTTTTGCTAGCGGCGGTGGAGGATCTTTTGGTTCCATGAATGCGGAAGCAGTTGCCGCGGCAGCGACAGGAGGCTTGCAGGCTGGCGCCGATGCAGCAAATAATTACGCAAAGACATTTGCTATAAAAGATCAAAAAATGCAGCAAGAGAAAAATAAAGGTTTTTCTTCTGGAGCGGCTGATGACAAACAAAAAGCAGCAGCGGCGGCGGAAGCAGCAAAAAAGACAGCAGTTATGGGGTTCCGCGATCTTAAAAACATGCCACTTTCTGGTTTGAAAGGGTTTCTTAAAGCATCATCAGATTTGACAAAGTCAAAATATGGAGATGACATTAAAGAAAGAAAAGATTTAGCCAGAAGGCAAATTGCAGATCAGAACGCCCTACTAAATGGACCACTGGCGTATTTGAGTCCAATACGCAAAATGATGGAACCGATAACTGGAGGAATCGGAGGGGCGCTGGCTGGCGGAACCCCCACGAATGAACAATATATGCAGGCAACTGGTGGTCTCGGGTCGAAATATGAAACCCCTGAAGACCGTAGAGCCAGAAAAGAAGGACTCAGAACCGAACGAGACATGAGGCGTGAATTGCTTCAGGAGAGGCGCAAGTCACGCCTGAAACTGGCAGGGGCGACAGTTGAAGGTGGAATAAAAAAAGCCTATGGAGCTGCTCGAGGTTTTGGCGCCTACCTAAAAGGTCCAGCGTTCGATCCATACGGAGACGGAGGAAAAGGAGCCTACGTCGACGTTGGGGCAGCTAGAAATGAAATATTCGAGAGAAGACAGAATCGGATGGAGTTGCAAAACACTCTGATGGGCCGTACCGCTGCTCGTATTGGCTACAGGCGAGATATGGCTAGGTTGAACAGAGGGGAAGGAACTAAATTTGGTCGGGCCATGTCAAAGGTTGGCACATCTGGAGGTGCGCGATTCGGCGTCGGAGCAGGGCTTGGGCTAGCGAGCCAATACGCACCAGAAGAGATGCGCGGAGCAATGGCTATGGGCGCAATGGCAGGGCAGTTCGACCCTCGTCTCGGCATCGCCGTAGCTGGCGTCGGTGGAGCAATGACTGCCCGTGGGGCAGGTAAAGGAGCTTTAGCTGGAGCCGCTGGTGGAGCAGCTGTTGGTGCGTTCTTTAGTCCATTGGGCGCAGCGATTGGTGCAGGCCTGGGAGCCATGGTCGGAGGGATCATGGGGGCAGCGAATAAAGCTAAGCACGAAATGAAGATTGCTGGCGAAATAGGCAAAGCTGCCTTAATGAATTTCTTTGGGGATTTAACTGGAGAAATATCACGTCAATTCAGCCTAAATGAAGAACAAATTGCAAGAGGTGAACAGTTTGCTCCAGGTACAAAGGGAGCCCTCCAGGGGATGGCTGGTGATGCTGCTAGTAAAATAAGTAAGCTTGAGAACGAAATTTTAGGAAAAAATGTAAATGTAAATGATGCGGCACGAAAAGCAAGACAACTTGAGCTTGCCAGAGTGCTAAGTACTGGAGAACTCACAGGGTCCGCTTTACAAGCTGCACAAGCTGAATTTAAAAATTTAAAAAGAGGGCGTACCGCGATTAACCTAACGGGGGGCGAAGCGCAAGCCAAGGTAAGAGATATTTTTAGCAGACAAAAAGAATTTGGGATAAAAATGTCGCCAGAAGAGCTCGCGGCGACTACTAAGAGTGGAGATACTGCAACAAAGTATCTAGACAGCATAATAGGTGGAGACACTGGGCTCTCTGGAGCGCTTACTAGAATTCAAGGGCAAAATGATGCTCGAGTGGAAGCACTGGGATTGCAATTTGGCAAAACCGGACCAGAGCTTGAAAGCCTAGCACGAAGCATAGGTGTAAGTCTCTATGACGCAACGCTCTCATATGACGAGTTAGTACAAAAACTTTCTTTATCTATGGTTCTCACTGCTCAGCAAATGAGAAATGCAGCAACAGATTTGTTTATAGGTGGGGCCAACCCATTCAAAACAACACGCGAGGCCAATGAGGCTCAACAACGAATAGACCAATCGACACGTGGCTTAAGCGACAAGTTGAATTCAGGAAAACTTGGTGCAGGAGAAAAAGAGTCTGAGATAAATGCTTACATGGAGTCATCTTATGCTGACATTCTTGCACTATCTGGTGGAGACCCAATTAAAGCGGCAGCAATATTCCAAGAGTCATTTGGACAGGGAACAGCTGGAGGACAATTCGCTAAAGGCGAAGCACTTGAGGGATTGGGAGTAGATTTTTATCAAACTACTGGGTTTATGGATGCAGTCGCAAAAAACAAAAGCGATCAAACGACTTTATTTGGAGACAAGTTAATAGGTTTAGCTGGTCAACAAAATTTAAAATTAGACAGCTCTGAAATTAAAACTCAACTAGCAAACATGAGTACAGAAGAACGAGTCGCAGCATTTACGAAAATACGCGATACGGAAAGTCTGAAAGACCAGGACCTCAATGAATTCTTAAAGATCTTAAAGTTTGATACAGAAAAGCTAACACCTCCTGAGAAAATAATTACAGAAGAACTATCAAACAAGTTAAATGACGTCTCTAGCGAAGTAGCAGAAGCGTTGAGGGACGGAACCGAGATAAATTCGCAATTAAAAACAGCGCTTGAAATAAGTACCGGTTTATCGAAACAATTTTTTACATCGCTGACGGACGCTCCTGACTGGTGGAAAAAAGGTCTTGTTTTTGATGGGACCAAGCTAGCTCCTCCTCCTGATGAAGGAGACACGGCTACACCTCGTGGCGGCGCATTCGGGGATACAACTACAAGCAGACTTTCGCAGACGATGAATCGTCATTCTTCACTTAATTCTCAAGTCCCTGGAAACAGATCAATTACTTCTGCTTGGCGCGATACCAACCTGGGCTCAATAAATTCAGACCACGTAACCGGAAGGGCATACGACTTAGTTGGGCAGAATCTAGGCAAGTATGCAACAATCGCTAGAGAAGGTGGAGGCTTTGCTGAGTTCCACGGAAACTTTAGTAAACGGCATTTGCACGTTGTCCCAGGCGCTGGAGCAACCGGAGATGCTTCGACGCCTTCGGGGAAAATGATATCTGGCTCTGGAAGTGGATCAACAGTAAACAACTACTACAACGTGGAAATAAACGGTGCGAATATGTCCCCTGAAGCTATTGCTACTGTAGTTATGCAAAAACTGGATAGCCGCAACAAGGCAGCAAGAGAGCGTGCGTAGTGGCGCAAGGTAGAACATCTTTATTTACAGTTGCGTATACGGAAGGAGGGGCTGGAACAACTCGCCCCTTCTATCCAATTAAGCAAAAATGGAAACAGGTTGCAGACACTCAAGATCCAAAATTCCCAGACTCATATAGTCTTGTTTCTTCTTCCCTATACTGGTTCCCTTATCAGGGAATTTCTCCAGTTGACAATGACTACATCCCTTACACAGCTGGAGACGAGTACGGGTGGACAGATAATCAGCTCGCACGCCCTGTCGAAATAGTGGTCCCGGCTCCTAATTTTTTAAGAAAAGCTGATTACCCAGCTAATTCTAGAATTGTTTACGGTGGACATGTCTACGAGATGACTGAGTATTATTTTTTTTGGACAGACACATCATTTGATCAAACAAAAAATCCATACAGAAATAATAAGATAAATAAATGGCGCAAGATTTCTGATAATGCGACCTTATGGGTTCAATACTGGTACCACCCTTTATTGAAAAGATTCTATACTCTTGAAAATACCGACCCAGTCCAAGAACTTCCAGATCCAGATACGCAACTTCCTCCAAAATGGGATGAATTCATCGGAGACGCGGCAGGCCTAAGTCTAGAAAATTTTACATTTGCTCAAATAAGGAACCTTGTAAGCCAGGGACAGACAATAGCCACTGCCAGAAAGTCAATAGAAAGTCTTGATTCTGCTGTTTTGGAAACAAGAAGGAATGAAGGCACGGTGAGCGGCACGGGGTTGGCGAGGCCTGTAGATATATTTGCAAGTCAGCAAAAAACTGAAACACAATTCTCTTCCAAAGGATCAACTTCTAATTTATTTGGAGTGAATAGAGTTTCTGTTTTCGCTCCAAATGCTGGAGGCGGAGAAAGTGGAGCTCCAGTAACTACAGAATTGGCATCAATGAGTCAATTTCACTCAACTTTGTCGGGAAACGTCTCTGCCACGCCATTAAAGTTTGACTTTAAATTTCGTCCAAACAATATTTCCTACAGCAATATAGGTTCAATGTGGCAAGAGATAGATCGCGTCAATAATAGTCCTATCTTGGATTTTAAAAATTTTAAATTGATGAAGATTTCTTTTGAGTTTGTGGTCGGAGATAAGGAAAATTTATTTGAGACATGCGATGAGCAGCTAAAAACTCTTCGTCAGATGGCTTCTCAGCCTTTTCCGGTGAGATTTAATGGTTTTGATAAGTTATTTGATGAACAGTTGATTTACCAACAATCAAATATTGGAAGTGGGCAATTCGCAATAATCGATATAGGTATTTCATCTGTATTTCGTACGCAGCCAGAACCCGGAAAGATACAGGCGAATGGGTCGATATCTAGAGCAACTGTCAATATAACAATACAAGAGCTGCCGCGAGACACAACAAATGTAATAAAATTTCCGAAACTACCATTCAAGCCCGGCCCCACAAAGCCAACAAAAAAAACAACAGGAGATGCAGACAACTGCAAGAATCAGTTCAGCGCACTGGCTGCAATTGGTGTCTATAGATCGGGCGGAAAATTAGGATTATCGAGTAGGTGCAAGAATGAGAAAAAGGGTTCACCGTAGTGACTAATCCTAGTAATTTCGCAGGCAAGTTAATCATAGCCGACCTAACAAACCCAGATAAACGGCAAGATATATCTACGCTGATAACAAATTTAAATGTTTCATACACTATGGGAGAGGCGTCTGCTCTTAGTTTTGAAATTGTCGACCCGTTTAGAATATCTGCTTTACAGACAATAATTTCTGATAGAGACTTCTCAGTTTCACGAGAGCTTACTTTTGCCAATAATAATTATTTTATCCCTGGCCGCGACATAATTTACGAGACGCAGACAATTGGTTCACTGGACGGAGGCACCAGCGTCACTAATGTTAAACAACTCTTTGAGATAGTTGAGGTTACATTTTCTCAAGGCCCAGGCATAAGCCCTACTTTTGCAGTTCAGTGTTACTCAAAAGGGGTTCAGCAGATGAAGAGAGATAGAAATCCATCTGCCGTAAAAGGAACAGGAACTGCCTTTGTTAGAGCTGCTGCATTGAAGTATGGGTTGAAATTTTTTGGCGAACAGACAAGTAAACCACAAACAATAACTAAAGCATCTGGGTCAAAGCAGGCCGAGTCCTTGTGGGATGTAATTACGAGACTTGCCGGTGATGCTAAATTTGTTTTTTTTGAAGTAGATGGTTATTTTGTTTTTGCATCTGAAAAATTTTTACTTAATAAATGGGGAGCAAAATCAACCGTTATCGACGTTCCAAGAAAAGCAGCGGAAAAAAAACTTGGTAAAAAAACTTTTAAAAAATTCTTTCCTGTTTCTTTTCCTAATTCCGCTTCCAACCCGCTTCAGCTGACTCAATTCCCAAAAATATCAAAATCAGCGAACGACGCATACGAAGGGAATGGGTCTCTCCTGCTTAACAGGAAGAATGGCACACAGCTTCGTCCAGGGATGACTATAAAGGTAGACAATATCCCAAACATGTCTAATTACTATCTGGTCACAGAAGTTTCTTTCCCCGACATGTCCCCAGAACCAGTAACCGTAAGTTTTAGAACCCCCTCAAGAGACGAAGAAAAAGAAAAACCAAAAGAGTTAGCAATAGGAACGTCCTACAAGCAGTCATACTCAGCCGCTGGGTCTAGGTTTGCTGTTAAGAACATTAGTAAGACGGCTCGCGATAGTAGTGGTGGGGCACGCCAGCGACCATGGCTCGGGGACGCGAGACTTCTTCCACTCCCTGCTCCGGGCTTTCCGCTGTCATACCCCCGAATGGCTAAAGCCAATATAACTAAGCTGTACGACAAGGCATCAATTTTAAGCAGTAAAGCCGAGTCAAGCACCCTTCAGGCAAACACGGTCGTAGCTACTGGGAACTTAGACCTCTGGGATCGTCCAGTGCTGATAGGGGACAATGGTGAAGTAAAAACTTTATACTCGATCACACACGTAATAAACGCAACAACGCCGTATCTCTGCGTACTGCTTCCTCTGATCTACACTGAAGACGGTGTAGTTGTACAAAAGACAGAAGCCGAAGTAATAGCTAAGTACAACGCAGACGGAGGGTATTTAGGTTCGGCTAAATACCTTGCAGTAGTAAGTGGTCCCACAAAACGCAATGCGATTGTCAACGCTAGAGACTATGGTCTGTTACTATCATGGCAGAATGAATTAGTTGTAAAAAAACGTTTTAATGGCCCTGCCTCTGAGGCTATAGGCGGCCCTGACAGTGAGTGGACATAATGGATCGTCGCCCAGAGATAGTAAATAGATCAAAATCTTCTTCACACCCTCTGAAGCATGGAAGATTCTACACGGGGACAGTAACTGCCGTCCTTGTTGGTGGCAGAATAAACATCAAAATCCCGGAACTCGGTACACAGTACGGTCCGTTAACCCCACTCAACACAACGTCGACAAGTAGATACATAGTGGGGGATTCTGTCAAGTGTGGATTTGCTGATGAGTTTTTTAATGAAGTAATTGTATTTGGCTCAACAAGAATAAAAGAAGACGTTTTTGCAGTTAGCGAAAATGGGATTGACCGTTTTGCGGACTACTCAGCTCGCGACTACTCAATACCAGTTCCATCAGAGGGTCGCGTTGTGTATGTTTTAAATACTGACGAGCTCCAAATATACAACGGATCTACGTGGATTACAGTAATCGACACTGGAAGCTCTGAAAATATATCCGTAGAAAGTATTACGGCAACATCGGCAAGCATCGGAACACTTACTGTTACTGGGCCGTCGACACTTACGGTGCTTGGCTCTTCCCTCCTGTCGGCGAGTACATCAATAGGGACAGTATCAAATACTGAAATTGGATACCTTGACGGTGTAACTAGCGGAATTCAAACCCAAATAGACACCAAGGCGCCATCGGCAAGCCCAACTTTTACTGGGATCCCTACAGCGCCAACTGCTTCAGCTGGAACGAATACAACACAATTGGCTACTACTGCATTTGTCGGCGCAGCGGTCAGCGTTGGTATGCCTACTGGTGCAGTCATTCCTTATGCGGGCTCTGCCGCTCCTACCGGGTGGTTACTTTGTGACGGTGGGTCTAGTGGAATATCACGAACAACTTATGCTGCATTGTTTGCCGTTATAGGAACTACTTACGGTTCTGGCGATGGCTCTACAACCTTCAACGTTCCCGACCTAAGGGGCCGTGTTCCTGCAGGAAAAGACAACATGGGTGGGATAGCTGCTAATTTATTGTCGGCATCGGTGTCTGGAGTTGCAGGTGCGACCCTTGGGGCAAAAGGTGGTAGTCAAAGCCTTACTAGCCACAATCATACGCAGAACTCGCATAATCATACACAGAACCCGCATAATCATACTCAGAACCCGCATGGTCATACCGTAGATAACCACGTACACAATAACACTTTATCCAATAACACTGTGGCTTCATCGGGACACACCCATCCGGGTCAGGGAACGTTGGCTGCCGCAGTTGGAGCAACAAATGATTCAACCAACAGGATTGGACACATTGCTGGCAACCCTATTTCGGGTCCCTCAACTTACTCATTTCAGGGAACAAACGTAACTCTAAATGCGGGTTTTAACCACAACAGTCCTGTTTACGGCTCCACTGGAGGTAACAGTGAAGATAGAACCGTTACTATTTCAAACGCTTATACACAACCAAGCGCGCAAGCCGCTACTGCAACCAATATCGAAAACACAGCCACAAACGTAGCAGCTACTGCCACGAACAATGCCACCGGTGCTGGTGCATCTGAAAATGTTCAGCCAACAATAATCCTCAACTACATAATTAAGGCGTAAAATGATACCAAGATTTACCTCCGAAGAAATACATTTATTTAGCCTAATAGCGCAGTCAATTACTGACCTACGCCCGGGCTGCACATGGGAACTACCACAACCGGATTATTTAACTCTGGTATGGGAATCGCCAGAAGTCGAACCACCAACACTTGAAGAAGTAATGGCGCAGGTGGAAGTTAATCGAAAAAAATACGAAGACACTCAATGGCTGAGGGACAGGGTAGGGGAATACCCATCCATCGGGGACCAGTTAGACATGATGTATCACGCTGGGATGATGCCAGAAGAACTCAGTTCAATAATCGCATCGATAAAGGCAAGATATCCCAAGACAGGTGGGGGCGATTGATAATGGACATGATTCAATATCCAATTAAATTTGGGCGCGATGGGTTTGTGAAATTGACTGACGGTTCAGTGGATTATTTTGCTCAACTATTGACAATCTCACTGTTAACAGAACCTTACACTCATCCGTTTGCTCCAGATTTTGGTTCAAATGACCCATCGTTTCGGATAATTGATAAAAGTACTTTCGTATTAAATGCAGCAAAATTTGTTCCCGAAGTCCGAATTACAAACGTAACAATCGGTGATGCTGGCGGGTCTAGCGGAATAAGTAATGTAACATTTTCGTTTGAGGTACTTCCGGCCTAGGAAGGAATAAAATGCCAGCAGACTTTAGTGAATACGTAAACTTAAGAATTTTCGACAAGGAGCCGGGTGATATCTACCTGGATTCGATCGAACTGGCGCGTCTTGTTTTGCCTGAATTCAACCTTAGAACCGGCACGCCAGAAGACGCGATCTTCCAGGCCGCAGCGTACATGAGCGCTTTGAACATATCGGCAATAAATCGTCTCCCAGATAGACTAATGGCTGGGATTATGGCCATAATGGGATTTCAGCGGCAGGAAGCAATCTCGGCAGAGTTAGACGTAACAATTACGCTCAATACGTACGACGGTGGCAGCATTCCCATTGGAACCATTTTTAGTTTCGAATCACTGTTCGAAGACGAATTGCAAGAATTTGCCTTCACGACAACCGAGACCATCGAACTGGAACCAACCGACCTTGAAGTATCGCTGGACTACCCGTCGGTATCTACGACGATCGTGGCCTTAATTGGTGGAGTTATCCCGCCGGTTGGGGACGGTGTCGAGTTGAATATCATATCATCTGGAACTGGGATCCAGTCATGCATTACTAACACTCCGAGCAACTTTGCTAATGGAATAAATGCAGACAGAGATGAAGATTATCTTTCGAAGTCTACTACTTATCTTCGTTCACTCTCTTCTGCTCTAACGAAAGCATCGCAAGTGGATGCTTACCTTCTTTCCTCTTACCCGTCACTAATTACAAGAGTAAAAACATACGACTTAACGGACGCAGATAATGTTTACGTAAAAAGACAGCTTGGAGCTGTAATGACGCACCTTGCTGGAGGCGTTGCGACGATCGAAACCGACGGAGAGCACCTTTTTGTAGTCGGCGATACTGTCGTAATACAAACCAACAGCTCATCGGTTAGTGCACTATTTGATGGCGAGCATACGGTTACGGTGGTCGAAGACACCGCATTCAGATACTCGATATCAACAGCCACAACTTCCGCCAGTACTTCAATTAGTGGTTCGGTAACCGCAGGAGCAGACGTTCCAGGTTATGTTTCGATTTTTGCTTATGGAGTAAACTCTGAATTAACAGAATTAGAAAAAATACAAATTCTCGGTGATGTTCGTGAAAAAACAACGGCTGGCTTATCAATATCAATAAACGACCCAGTTCTTGCAAACCTTACATTAACTGCAGATATTGCAATCAGTCAAAGCTTTAATGCGGTGGAAGTAGAAGAATCAGTCGAAACAGCTATCGTAGATTTTTTAAGCCCTATTTCCTTTCCCTACTCGTATGACAGGATAAGGCAAAATCAACTTGTTTCACTAATCAGTCAGATACCTGGCGTCATTTACGTGCAAAACTTAAGCATATCCCCAGTAGGGGAAAACTGGCTTCCTCAGCTTGGTCCAGACTTACTTTTTAGATACAAAGGTTCGCTACCGTCTATCGCGGCAGAAGACCTAAGCATCAATTACACAGTAGTTGATTTGGGGTAAAAATGCCAACCACTGTGCAACTCCTAGATGATTTCCAAGCCCTCAAACGCATCTCTTCGTATGGTTCCGAGATACCAATTTCTGCTTCCTACCAGCACGGATGGGACGTCACTGATGGAGAAGTAGAATTAACCGGATCTGAGGTAGCGGTCGACACTCGCTATTCATTAAAAATATATCCGCTTAACGCTGGCCCCGTGACCATAACGTTGACAGATATCCCTTTAAAGGAATCAGACATTGATAGGCTAATTTCTTTTAATGCAAAAGCTTCCTGTAATTCGGCCTTTTCGGCATCTGTAACTATTTCTATTTTTGATGGATCATCTTATCCTTCTGGCAACGGCGTCTTTACGAATGTTCAGAGTGGCACATTTACTGCACTAAGGTCAAACTACGTTACCGTCGGAGCGATACCAGCTGGTCAGGATTTTAATAAATTAAAAATATCGATAACTTTTACCGGGCATTCAGATACAAACATACTTTTTACACTGCCTCACCTAATACACGATTTTGGTTTTTACTCAAATGGATTTGTCGCCTCATCTAGGTCTTTTTTGCCAGATTTTTACTGGGAGAAAGACGGCGATGCAGAATCACCGGATTATCCGTTTTTTAGGTTGATCGACATACTTACGTCTGCTGCTTCTGACGCAAGGATAGAAAGTATTAGAATGTACGGAGTTGAACTTGATGAGTTTCTCACAGAAGACGAGCAAGTAGAGCCAGACTCAAACAGCTCGCTGACTTCAGCCTCTGGAGTTAGAGATGATTACACTCAGTGGATTTCTCAATTTTCCGGAGAAAAACTGTACAAAAATTTCCAAGACAAAAATGGAAACTTGTACTTTGACAATCCGTCTTTAAGCAGGGAATTTACGGAATGGCAAATATCAAAAGGATATTACGGAAGGGCTGCGGGTACGCGAAGGGCGATCATAGAAGCGGCACAACAGGTCCTAGTGAAGACTAAAGACGGAGAAGTTTCTTCAAGATCTGTTGCCATCACTCCGCTCTACCTAGGGGAACCATTTTCTATATTGGTTCAAACTCTCGAGAACGAAACCATTGACGCGGACATCGGAGAGGAAAGCTATTTGGTATCTCAGTCAATAGCTCTGGCAAAACCACTGGGGTACTTGGTTATCCATTCTACCGTTGCGGAGTATTTCTTCACTTTTGACAGCCCATCACTTGGCGTACTAGATGAATTCAGATGGGGCTGATCTTGCATGTTATTGTTTAATATAATCAAATTTGGAGATTTTTTATGGGTGTAAAACTTTTTGTTTCTGGAGAAATCGCATATGCTGCCGATATAAATGAATTTTTCATGGAGCAGGCAATTGCGAAATTCGTTAATGTCGCTGCAAGGACTAGCGCTTTCGGAAATGGCATACCTCTTTCCGTTGTTGGGGGAGATGGAAAACCACTTCTCAAAGAAGGCCAGTTTTGCTACTTGGAAGACAATAGCCTTGCGTCTGATGGCTCTGGCATCCCTGAAGTTCAATTTTACAACGGCACTATATGGGTTGGAGCGGAGAACTTCTCCGTATCGGATGGAGAAATAACAAACGTCAAAGTGAATGCGGCCGCGGCAATAGCACTTTCTAAACTTGCCCCTGGCACAGCTGGCCAGATAATTGTCGCAAATGCTTCTGGGGTTCCCACATACGTAACGCTCGGCGGCGACGCGACCATTAACAGCTCCGGCCAATTGACCGTAAGCGGCTCAACGGCAGTAACCCTGGGAAGTGAAACAGTTGGCGATTATGTAGCTTCGCTAGTGCAGGGAACTGGTGTAACCGTAACAAACAACTCGGGAGAGGGGACAACTCCAACTATCGCAATTGGGCAAAGCGTCGCTACGACGGCAAGTCCAACATTTGCAAACCTGACCCTGTCGGGCAATGCCTTAGTGACCGGTAACGTCGTTTATAACATAGCCACAGCTAGCGTCGCTAACAGTGCATCTATAACTTCCACCAGTAGCGGCAAATTCATTGAAGCTGGGACATCAGCATCGGTTGCTGGAACATATTACGTCGATAACTCCGGATGGTCGACAGGTGCACAAGTGACGATAATGCAAATGGGCACAGGTTCTGCATCAATAGCCTTCCCAGTTGGCACATCACTGAGGGGGACCCCAATTTCGGGCACCACAGCTGTCCTCAGAACGCAATATTCGAGCGTTACGCTAATAAGCCGCCTCGAGAACGATTGGTTCGTTGTAGGCGATTTGAAGGTCTAATCATGCCATTGGGACCGCTATCTCAGCCCGGCGCTAGCGCTAGGATGCCAACCGCCCCAACCGGCGTTTCTGCGTCTGCAGTTTCTGGAGGACAGGCTTCGATAACCTTCACGGCTTCAACCAATCCTGGAAAACCTTCTGGCAACTATGTAGCAACCTCTTCTCCTAGTTCCATAACCGGCAGTGCAGCATCTTCTCCGATTACCGTCACTGGACTTGCGATTGGAACTGCTTACACATTTACGGTAGTCAAGCA